ACGGAGATCTTCCCATTTCTGGGACTCCTGATCAATAGCCTTTCGTTGATCGGCTACTTCCTGGGACTTTTGAGTGTTGGTTTTTTGCCATTCACTTCTGTTCTTGGAGTCATCTAAGGCTAACCTTATATCCTCGTAGGAATGGACATTTCCATCAATCTCTACTTCATCTATTGAAGGTGCATCTTCAGCCTCTACCTGTTGCTCAGTTTCCTGAGGCTGGTCTTCTGCTACGGTTGCTTCCTCACCGCTGGGTTCACTACTAGCTTCTGTAGGTTCGGCTGCAGTAGAGCCTTCCTCGACCACGAGGGATGCTGCAACTTCTGCTTCTACTTCTGCTCCGTAGATTCCACCTGTTATGTATTCTGACATAAATGTGTTCTCCTAATTAAGATTTCGCTGAGAACATCTATCAAAAATTTTAATTGTCAAACATTAACCAGTGACTTTTACATAATTATGTGCGGTACTGTTCTGGGATACGATTCATCATGTCTGGGGCACCCTCCAGCTTCCGCATTATCTCATCTTCATCGGTCCCCATACCAGCCATCTCTTCATCTGACATTGGCTCAGAAGCCTGGGCTTGCTGGGCCTGTTGGTCCATCATAGCCTTGATCAGTCTCTCTTTACCAGGTAATTCTATATTCTCCAAAATGTAGATAGGATCGGTTATAAGACCCATCTGCATAAGCTGCATGATCTTGTTTTCAATCCATTCCTTGTTTTCTGGTAACATGGATCCAGCCTTGGCCCTGACATTGAAATTCATACCCTGCATCATGGTTCCAACATATTTTTGTTCCAGCATACCAGTATCGGTTTCCAAGGAAACTGCATGTTCTTCAGTTCCCAGATTCTGGATCATAGCAATCCACATTGTTCCCAGGGTTTGAACTGCCTGGTCCACTGCCCTGGCCTTAAAATCAATCTTAGTTGTAGAAGCCTGGCGGTAGATCTGGGCCTGGACTCCACTGGTCACACTGGCATCAGCCTTTCCTTGGGTGGCCTTATTCACACCACTGATCGTTTCAAACATGTCAACCATTAATTCATAAAAGTTGAACACATAGCCAGGCATACTTGCAGGTTGCTGCATATTCACAGCACCTGGGCCACGCTTACGGACCACGCTGCCAGGCTTGTTTGAGATCTGGTCTACTACATCCGTGGTTTCATCTACTACCCACATTGGGTTTGCCATCAAATGAGTATTGTCCATGATCTGACTGGTTAAGCGATCCAGTCCTAGATTTAATGGCTTTAATCTTTTGGGTTCTGGTTTGCCCCAAAAGCTATGTGCAGATCCACCATTCTTTAACATGATAAACGGGAATGGATGGGCCACATGATTTTCTTTAGTTAGGAAGGGATATTTTGACGGTCCGTCATAGAGGAGAACACCATTACAAATTGTGGTCTGTCTTACCATGCCAGGATACTTTGGTTTTTCTTTCTTCCCTTCTTCATCTTCAACATATTCTTTGGAATAATCCCTGGCGTAACATTCTACGATCAGTGCCCTTTCTTCCAGGTCCTTCATGGCCCTGTTGGTACTCTCATAGTAGTTTGTTTCGGATCCAGTGGTATCTGTGACCTGGGTAATTGAACTACCTCCTGTATCCACATCATTAATTTTTAAAGCCTGGTACTTATCTAATTGCGATTGAGATTTTACATATTTGCCCTTTTCGTACCTTTCCCTGATCTGCCATAAAGGTGTAGCTGCAGCATAAATAACATACTCAGCATTTTCCAGTTTGGTGGCAGAAGGGTTTACAAAGAAAGCAAAGGGATCCACCACATCCGCATCTGGTAGATCATCATCGTTGTAATGGACCTTTAGGATCCCATTGCCATATACGAGATAATCGAGTAGCCAATCAGGTATCAGGTTTTGCATATCCCTGATCACCCACAATTCATCTATTTGTTTCTGTAGGATCTCGGCTGCATTGGACGATACCTCATCATCCCCTATACTAATAATATCAATTCTTGGTGGCCTGCTGGAAAGAATGGGAACCATTGTATCAATAGCACTGGCTATTAAATCTAATGTTATCTGGTTCTTAAAGTTGGGCATGTTCATACCGCCCCAGTGATCACCCATGTAAAGTTTCTCAGACTCACGCCATACCTTGGAAGTATTGGATTTAGCCTTATGGCAAATATCAAACATAGCTTCACTACGCTTGATTATTCGCTCTTCTTCTTTACTTGGTTGGTATTTTTCTAAACTTTCATTAGCCATTAGTCTTTCTCCATTTTGATAGTTTTCTCCTTCATCTGGGCCATAACATCTATTATTCGCACCAGTGATGAATGATAATCATGGGACATATCTCCCAAACTCTTGACAAGTTTTTTCTCATCTTCAAGATTTTTTATTTCAGGCAGGTCGCTCTTTTCCCACTTTTTTTTTACAAAATTAAATATTTCTATCTTCATGCCCTGACACCATCATAGCTGGTGTCTTCAGCCAGCAGCTTGTCTAATTCTTTTTGCAGCCAGGGCCTCTGTACAACCTTCTTTGGCCTGGCTAAATAATGTAGTATATAACGCATTTGGTCAGCATGGTGATCCTCACCAGTAGTATCCATATCCTCTGGCTTCTTATCATCATGTACTAAACTCGGTATGGTCCGTATGAATTCTTGGCAATTAGAAAAAACTTTTAATCTTGGAGGTTGGTTCTCTGAATGATCCAGGTATTGCCGACAAAGGTTCCAGCCGTTTACTCTTTCATTGTTTGCCTTTATTATAGTTATTCCATGCCTACCCATGATGTCGGCAATACTCATATTCGTAGGTGCCACAACATCAGACCTGTTTGTATTTTGCGGATTACGGATCCACATACTAGGATCTCCAACTGTCATCATATACTTTTCATTTCCCGATAACTCCAATATCTTATCAATGTGATAACTCAGTTCCTGACCAGCTACATAATGTTCACGATATAAGTAAATGTTCCCTTCAAAATCCACAGCATACCAACCTGCTGCGAAGGGTGCTGCAAAACCGTAGTCACAACTCCGATACTTGTACCACTCATGCGGAATCTCAAAAGGTTCCACAACATGTACATCATGTCTCCACTTCTGGAAGAACTGCCCAGAGAATATGTCCCAGTCTCCATCAAGCCATGCCCTCCGTAATTCATCAGGTAAGGCCTTCAAACTCTCAATATACTCTGGATCTTCACGCATGATAGTAGGGTTATCTGTTACCTTACTAGGTATAAAAATCCGTGACTTTCTACTAGTTTTGTCAAAATAGGTTTTGTTCCTGGCTACATCTACAAACCTGGCTTTTACCCAACCATGCCCAGGACCCCCTGGGTTTGTGGTCCCAAATACCTGGGCCGATATACCAGGGATTGTGCTTCTGGCAGACGAGATTAACCTTAAATAGTCTAATTCATTAGGGATTAGGGTCAACTCTTCAATAGCAATTTTCTGGTATTCCTGACCCAGATACTTGGTCCAAGCATCTTCATTGGATAAGTGACCTGTCCAGATCTTGGCCCCTGATGGAAATTCAAACTGGGCTGGGTTCCCCGTGACCTTGACACCCATGTACCTGTACATGAACTTGGCCCTGTCAATCCAATCCTTTAGATCATCGTAGTTACGCCTGATAACCAGGCCCCTATACCTGGGGTTAGAAATGTAGTCTGGCTCTACCATCCATACTGTCATGGCCTCAGTCTTACCACCACCCCTGGATCCACCAAATAAGATCTCTGATTCTCTCCTGGTCAATACATCAGTCTGAGGACCAGGATGGGGCTGCCATATAATCCTTTCTTCCATTACGCTTTACTTACAAATGCTAAAAATGCTTGCCTGGTACCTTTATTATCAGCTACCCTATGCTCTACATCACTACTGTGAATTGCCATGTGTAAATAATTATCTATCTTGGTCCCATCTCTATATTCTAGTTTACCAGATTCTTCCTTGTCATTTAAAAGAATAGATATACCGTAATCACACCAGGTCATATGATTGTTGCTGCCAGTGTCTACATGCCACTCATGTTGTCTACATTCCTCTATAAGCATATAGGTTGGTGGGTCCCAGTCAATAGGACCAACTTCCTTATTTATGGTGTCTTTAATTTTTTTCATTACTGGTAAAGTGTGATATTTATTACCAACCATGACCATAGATGCAGCTTCATCTTCTGTGATAACATTCTTTATTAGCTTTCTCACTTCTATTTAAACCTACTATCTACCCAGCATTTCCCGTAATACATCACGCCTATCCAGATTGATATTTCAATTATCTCGAAGTATCCGAGTTCATTTAATACTTCTATATCCATTATTTCTTAAACATCTTTTTTAGTAATAATGCACCTTTGATTTTTAATAATGCACAAACAACTATTATAAAAACTACTGTCCCTATATCAACTAAATGATTACCAGAGTCAGATTCAATAGTTCCGTAAGGAGTGTCTATTGTGATCTTTTCCTGGCGTTCCCTTATGGCCTCTTTCTGTATGTTCAATTATATTTTGTCCTTGGTACCATTAACTCCATTAGGGGGACCCATTTCCGAAGGTGGGGGTGGGGGGTCTTTTTCCTGGGAGACTTCTACTGGGGCTACTAATTTTTTTGGCCCAGTCTCTAACCCACCCCCGTTTATGGAGGGAAGTGGGGGGGGCCTCTTCGAGGGTAGAGCAATCACTCCTATGTGGGTAGCAACCTCTGCTGTTATCTCCTGGGCCTTGAGGTCTGGGGCTATCTTGTTAGCGACTATCTTCCAGGCATCCTTCTGCCTTGGATCATCATCATCTAGTGCAGCACCTATGATCTTCTCTAGTACTAATGGTGTTGATGGATGCTCCCTTAAATACTGACCGAAATGACTAGGCTTACGGCCCTTAGGGTTACCTGATACACCCTTGACCCAATTAGGATTACCGCCTTTATCACTCATTTTCTACTATACTGCTACTAATGACTGTTTCCATATGATTTCTCCTCGTAGGAACACGCTTACTATGCGTGATTGGACTGATCGGACCCTGCAAGACTGGATTTTTTCCAGGATTGCTCACTGAAGCCCATTAAACTCAAATTGATAATTTTTCACACGCCATTATAAACCAATGATTCAATCTCGACAAATCAAATCAGTGACTTTACATTACTTTCTACATCATAATATTAATTGTATAACTCGTTATACTAATATATATTGTGGGTGCAATGAGACTTAAAAAACAGCGAAAAGGAGATAAATCATGGCAAGCGTATATCTAAGATATAATGACATTTGGTACGCTTCGTACAAGTTGGCAGATGGTACTTGGAAAACACCAGAAACAACTAAAATAAGGAACAGTGTTTATGGATCTCGCAAGGCTCATAAGTTAGCCCTTTTAAAGGCTAATGAATGGGAACAGAGAGAATTAGACATCAGACATGGCAGAATTGATTTACCATCAATTGTCAGTTATGTTGATTTATTGAGTGACGAAGACAAAACCAAATTAGCTATAATACTCAGCAATAATCTACCAGGCTCATCAGCCATCAATGGTGGACCAGTTGCCGATCAAATCAGCACTCGGACCTACAAAGAGATTAGAGATGCATGGTTGAAAGGTGTTATCGCTAGAGGTACAACACCAACAAGGAAACAAGTAAAAGTAACTGAGGGTTGGCTAAGTAAAGAACAAACCAACTACAATGTATTTACTGAGTGCGTTGGTGAGAATACTCCAATTACTAACATCACCCTTGAAGTAGTTCAGAACTTCATTGATGATAAGAGCCTTGAAGGCAAATCAGGTTCAACGATAGCCAAGTATCTACAAACAACCAGGATGATCTTTGAATATGCCATCCAGTATAAATACTATCCAAAAGATGATGGCAATCCTGTAGAAGATGCTAAGAAACCAGGCCAACATTCAGTGAGAGAATACATTGCATTACCTCACAGTGTTGTTAATGAAGCCATTAGAACTGCCAGTGACAAGGATAAGATCTATTGGACATTCCTAAAGAACACTGGTTTAAATCCTGTAGACATCAGCGAACTCACTAAAGATAGTATCGTTACCAGGACATCACAGAGTGGTAAAGATATTAGAGCAATTGTGATCTGGCGTAAGAAGACTAAAGACAGTGCTAAGAAACCTGTCAACATAGTTCTCAATGATGCTGTAACTGATGTACTGGACACATTTGGAAACAAATGTTTTGGACTGTTTGATGACAGGAATAAGAGAAACAAATCAACAATCAGGTTCAAGAAGTCCATCATTAAGCAGGGCTATAAAACTGAAGAAGATCTTGAAAAAGAGATATTCGGTCTTGGTTGCCTGAGACATTCCAGTTTCACTTACAGAGCAATAGACAGTGATGCAAGCCTTGATGAAATACAGAATGTATCTGGGCATAACACTAAGAAGTTGATCAGTGATGTGTACATCAAGGATACAAATTGGGATCGTGAATTAGAACTAGCGAATGCGATAAACAAATAATGATCAAGCAACTACAATCAATCGGTGAGAGTGTAATAGCGACCTACTATTTATCAGAAGGTTTATACTACACTCTCGCCTTCATTCAGGAGATATTAAAATGAACTATGTATACTTAAAGATAGAGATCTCCAGGCAAGAGAAGAAGGAACTGAGATTGGCAGCACTCGCAGCTGGACTCAGCTTTCAGAAGTTCCTGGGATCTATTGTAAGACAACACTTAGTTGAGAAGGTAAGAGGCTAATCGTGGACAAGCCAACCTTCGTTAAAGAACTAGCAGCCTGTCTATTTATCATAGGCTGGTGGTTATTAATACTAATAATCGGAAACCTATAGGAGGCAACAATGTCAGATCTTAAACAAGCAGGGGCTTTTGCAATTGCAGCACATCAAATTATCCGTGAGATAGATGATAACTTGATTGGTGAACTGGTCGATTGGGATAGCATTGAAGAACTTGAAGATGCCGATGAAGAAGATATTCTTCTATTAGGCAGAGCATACGAGATCATAGTGGAAGGTGTTAAGAATGCGATCAAGAATTCATTCGTAAATCTTGATTGGAAAATACCAGTCAAAGTTATAGACAATTAAGAGCAGCCACTCCCTAACAGAGAAGCCCCGTTACTGGGGCTTTTTTGTTTTCAGTAATTTATATTCTTTCCTGGATCTAAACAGGACCCTGTCTAGTTCATGCCTGGTACAGTTGTACAATGGTTTCTTACCTACCACGGACCGTATACAAAACAAACTACGCCTAACCCCTATACCATCAGGATAGTCCTGTTGGGATTTGGCTATACTACCTATAAGATCGTAATGGTCTATTTGTCGTTAATCCATTCAGACAGGCTATCAGCAGCTATCAATGTTGGTATAGCAACAGCTAATCCAAATAGTATCAATAGAATAACGATAGCCCTGGCGATACGCCAGCAGATCTCTTGCAATGATCCAAGTGCTAACTTCATATATCCCAATACGAATCCATTATTATTTTTTCCCATTTTTTACCATGTATTTTTTCAAGGCGTTTTCTAAGTCTAGCGGTACTTTTTCTCGCTCTCATTCTTCTAATTATTATTTCCTTATACACATCCTTGACAACATAATTATCAACATCATTACGCCTATTTGTTTTCATCAGCTTCCACTCTTTCCTTTTCCCTACGGAACTCATTAAGGAAATCAATAACTGGTTTAGCATCAATCTTCATTGACACCAGTTTATCACGATAGCAGCGTAGTGCCTCTATCACAATTAATTGCCGTTCATTATCAATCTTCATTATGACCCTTCATAATAGCCACCACTGTATCAACGATAATAGAATCATTGGATCCACGATAAGGCCTTGCTCTTCTACAGGCCGTAGCAACAGCAGACCTTAACTGCTTTTCCCAGGCCTCACTAATATTAACACTATCATCCCTTGGTAAATGCTCCATCATTAACAGTACTTCATTCAGGCTACTCTCAATCCTGGTTAGTGATTTAAAGATAGAGTCGTTAAGGGATTCTGTTACAGTTACATTAACATCTTCCCTGGTGGTAGTTACATTATCACTCATTATTTTCCTCCAGTATGATTACTGTTTCAGGTGATGGTCCATAGATCTTTTTCATTTGGACCTGGTGTACCTGGCGATCATCTTTCCATAGCACACCATTGCCTGCATCCATTACAAACTTCAGTAGGTTATCAATGTCTGGTTTAATAGTGTGTTCAGTGGGTGCGGTGTCTTTCAGTTGTCCTGAGTACTTGCCAGTTCTATACCATTTCTTAGGCCAGGGGAATTGGAAGGTAATCATTAGTATTATTTCACCTGTGAATGGTTCTACTAATTTGTGTGGGGATCCGCAATTATAAGTTTTCAGTTTATAGATAAAATCTTTCTTGTCTTTAGCTGAAGGATCATAGGTATGTCCACGCTTGGTATGTCTATGCCTTACTTGTGCTTTGGGCACACCTGGCACTATAGCAGTCAAATAGTTATTATCCATCATAACTCTTTTTCATGTAGGGGTATTCATGTGGTGTAACCATCGTGCCAGCGTTACCACACTTTGAACACTTTAGTTTCCAGTAGTCAATAGAAGACTCTTGTCTATTGTCACAGCTAATACATATATACTTGGCTAATTTGGGGGTGGTAGGCTTAATCACTTGATTGCCTGGCATTTCCATAGCCTTGGCAAGCCAGTTGTTAATGAACTTAGGAAAGTCTCGCTTGGCTCTATTGGTATTAGATAGCAGCCAGGCTTTAGCTTTCCCTAATTGGTAATCAATATCAATATTAGGATATGCATCGGTCCAGGTTTGTTTTAGATCTCCATTAATATTATCAAAAAAATTACTCACTCTTTCTGCATACGGTTTTACCGTTGCAGACATACTATTATTAGTTTCTTTATAATTATTATATTCTTTGTTATGTCTCGACTTTGTTTCGTCTTTGTTTCGTCTTTGTTTCGTTCTTGTTTCGCTTGACATAGTCAATTCCCTGTAAGTCTCGTATTTAAGGATACTTACATGTGTCGTTCTTGTTTCGTTTTCGAGTCGTATCATGTTCGCCTCCTGTAACAAGTCAAGAAACCGATGTACCTTACTGGTGGACCATCCCCAGGCCTTTCCCATCTGTCTCAGGGTCCTAATAAACTGGCCTGTTTTGATCTGAACGAAGCCATCGGTCACTGGTGTTTCACGGTCCTTATGGCTGGCCCATATTAACATATCTACCCAGGCCTGGCCCCTGCTTACGGGCTTATCATCCCAGAGCCAGTGATCCTGGATAGATCTAAACAAGCCAATATAACCCTTGGCTAATTTCCTAGAGAGATCGTCTTTCACTATTCTGGGCTGTTGCCTCTAATAGATTGCAGATCTACTTTCTCTCCGTTCTGCTTTATCTTCCTTCGTTCCAGTGCTGCATATAAATAAAAGACAAGATCCAGTGCTTCTTCATAAGCCTCCTGGAGCCAGTCCCTGGGATCAGTATTAATTAGATCCTTATTGATTGGCTTATTGCCATGTTCGTCACTACCACCATTCAACCTTTTCTCAATTTGTGCTGCTATGGAAAGTGCTACTTTTTGATTACTCATATTAGAAGTTCCTCGAAAAAGTTTTAGACCATATTCTTATTTGATCACCACCTACTGCAGTATTACATCGTCTTTCAATACTGTACTTTTTATTCCTGGATTCTAACTGATCAATTGCAAACTGTAGTGCCTTAGGGCTGTCCCAAACAGTGATCGAGTTAAAGTATTTGGGGTTTCTACTAAACGCTATTCTACTCGTTTTTTCTTTCATTGCTATTCTCCTTGGTTTATTCATTGTTATTCACTTTGTAAGCCTTATAAAGTCTTTCTGCCTGCTCCAGGTTAATATCATCTTCCTCTGCCAATAACTCTGGGATATCTGCAGGCTTAACATCATCATCTTCTAACATCCATTCAATGGCAGGGAACACGGCCTCACACATATCATCAAAAATAAAATCTGACTCCAGGTCCATTACTCTCTTATTTCCTTTTCCAAGTATTGTATTCTTTCTAATAATTCATTTATTCTATCATTTGTTAATAGGTGCCTGTCTCTAGCTACTGCTATCTGTCCCATAAACTTCGCATCAAGATTTACAATCCGCTGCTGTAGTATCTTGAACCGTTCTTCTATTTCAGGACTACTCATTCAAACTCTGGGAAATCAGTGTAGGCCCAGAACCAGTTTCTGCGATCCTGCTGGTTATTTTTAGCGTTTCTAAGGGCCAAATTAATTGTAGCCTGGTCCATGTACGGAACGAAGGCCATAATGTCCTCAGGCATGTAATAGATGGCTAGAACATCAACCCTACCGCTATGCCTATGTTTATGCAGCTTAATTTCTATACTGGTACTTGTCTTCATCTTAGTCACAGTTTTAACATTTACTCTATGGAAGTCCCCATGTTTATTTTCAACAACCATATCTACCTGGTCATTATCACATTGTGGTATGTACACATTGAATCCCTGGCGGTGCAATTCCTTACGGACTGCCAGTTCGCCAAGCAGGCCAATACCTGTTGTGTTTTCCAAATCATTTCTCGTTTCCGCTGTCCTTAGGGTTAAACAGTTTCGCTATAGTAGATATAGCCCTGAGGTTGCCAACCTTTTTCAGGTGCCATGCCTTACAAACCTCATCAACATATTCGATGATGGTTTCCATTTTATTCATCTGTTTCAGGGCTACATCATACTGATCTTTTAGTTCTTGATATTTCTTTTTAGTTACTAACATGCTCTTCTTTTCTCAATAATTTTTTATGTCCTTCTATCGCTTTATTGAATCCCACCCTGGACTCTGGGTCAGTTTCCTTATCTAAAACACCTTTATAGAACCTGATGCATTCCTTGTGAAACATTACTGCTCCAATGTCATTATATGCCGTGCATAACTTCATAAGTCTGCCAAAATCTTTCTTAGCTGTTGTTGAGTATGCCATGTTCTAAATATATAGGGCGGTTAGTATGCGAGAGGAGGGGGTGAAACCCTAGGGTTGGTAGCTGTGTGTAAATGGCCTCTCTAAGACTTGCGGAGCCTTTTGTATGATCTAACCGCCCTGGTTTTAAATTCATTTCAACCATTCCCAGCCAATTTTTTTTATTTCTTCTGTTTCCACTAAAGTTATAATATCTAGTGGGCCACCGTTTTCATCTTTCTTACGGCTATATAGCCTATACTTAGCATCTTCTGGCTTTGTAACAAATGGTTGGTCAAGATGTACAAATCTTTTTACTAGTTTTCTCAAATCTTTATTTCTTACAATCCACCAGGATGGAAAAGTCTCAAAGGCAAGTACATTCGATTTATTGGCATACAGCCAACCAGCATCACACCTACCTTTTAATTCAATCCAGGTCCATACATCCTGAACATCCTTATCTTTTCTGTTGATTTTTTTTATACATTTGGCATCAGCCTTGAGCATCAGGTGTAGATCCCAATGCTCAAGACGATCATAAGCCTCAGGTGACTTGGTCACCTCGAAGCCTTTGGATTCGGCATATATTCTGAATCTCTGTTCAGCCTTCAGCCCCATCCTAGTGGTTTGTGATAAAGCCATGGTATGTGGAAGGGATACCTAGCTAATCGTCCCAGGGCATCTTTTCACCCTGGCCCTGCTGTTGCACTGGAGGCTGCTGAACAGGGGGCTGTTGAACTGGGGCCTGTTGAACAGGCTGACTATACTGCTGGCTCTGTTGCCCCTGCTGCTGATCCTTAGGTGGATACATACTTAACTTGTACCAAACCTTTCCACTCTTTGCTACTTTAGAATAAACTCTGAAATTGAGTACTGTTCCATCAGTTTCCATCAGTTTACCATT